GCTGGGCCACTAGAAATGATCTTCAGTGTGCCGATGGAAGAGTTATTAAAAAAGACGCTTTCAAAGGGCAGAACGGGCAGACTGTCCCGTTAGTATGGATGCATAATCATGCCGATCCGGCGAATGTGCTTGGATTAGCTCATCTCGAAAATAGAGATGAAGGAGTTTATGCGTTCTGTGAATTTAATGATACAGAATCAGGAAAGACTGCACGGGAACTTGTAAAACATGGCGACGTACAGTCTCTTTCTATCTTTGCCAATCAGCTTAAACAGGCTGGACACGATGTTGTTCATGGCATTATCAGAGAAGTAAGTCTGGTATTAGCCGGTGCAAATCCAGGAGCATTTATCGATGATGTGGTGATGCATGGCGACGGCGAAACCGGTATTGTCATTGGCTATAATGAAATGATCATGGGGCAGTTGGAGCATTCCGCAGATGAGCCGGATAAAAAGAAGGAAGAAGAAAAAATCGAGCCCAATGACAAATCAGATAATGGAGAGAAAAAAGACGATAAGGTTGAGACTATCGAAGACATTTTTAAATCCATGAACGAGAAACAGCAGACAGCCGTTTTCGCCATGATGGCTGAATTCGTAGTCAAAGAAAATCCTAAAAAAGAGGATAATGAATCTAAAGGAGGAGATGACAATATGAAACACAATGTTTTTGACACCGACAAGCGCGATGATAAGAGCTTTCTGTCTCATGCAGACCAGGAGGAGATCCTTAAGCTGGCAAAGACAAGCCAGGTAGGAACATTCCAGACCGCGCTGGAGATCTATGCTAATGAGAATGCACTTCAGCATGATGCTCTTGCAAGCGGATTTGCTCAGACAGGAGATGGCAATGTAACACTTCTGTTCCCGGAATACAAGGATGTACGTCCTGGTGCACCGGAGCTGATTACTAACGACCAGGGTTGGATCACAACTGTAATGAACAAAGTTCATAAGAGTCCGATTTCCAGAATCAGAACTAGTCAGGTAGATATCCGCAACATCGATGCTCTTAAGGCTAAAGGCTATACTAAGGGAAAACAGAAGAAGCAGACTGGCAACTTCAAGCTGGTTCGCAGAACTACCGACCCTCAGACTGTGTATGTAAAGAGTACGCTGCATAGAGATGATATCATCGACATCACTGATTTCGACTATGTGGCATACCTGTACAACATCGACCGCCTGATGCTCAATGAAGAGCTGGCAACTGCAATCATGCTGGGTGATGGCAGAGACGACGGAGATGAAGGCAAGATTTCTCCGGATCACATCAGACCGATTTGGCTGGATGATGATCTGTACACCATTCACGTTGATCTCGATGTAGCAGCTGCTAAGAAAGAACTTCAGGGAACCAATACCGCGGCTAACTTTGGTGAGAACTACATCATCGCAGAGGCCATGATCAATACCGTTCTGTATGCAAGAGAGGATTATAAGGGCACCGGTACCCCGGATCTGTTCATTACTCCTCATATGCTGAATCAGATGCTTCTGGCAAGAGACATCAACGGAAGACGTATTTACTCTTCCAAGACCGAACTTGCCACTGCACTGAATGTTGGTAGTATCAATACTGCGGAGCAGTTTGAGGGTAAGACCAGAACCACTTCCGACAGCAAAAAGAAGAAGCTGGTTGCCATTATCGCAAATCTGGCTGATTACTCCCTCGGTGCAACCAAGGGTGGAGAGGTTACTCACTTCACTCAGTTCGATATCGACTTCAACCAGGAGAAATCCCTGCTTGAGACCAGATGCTCTGGTGCTCTTACTCGTGTATACTCTGCAATTGCAATCGAAGAGGATGTAACAACTGCTTCTTCCGGTTCCGAGGATCACACAGCCTAAAGTCTTAAAGGAGAAAATTCAAAATGAGTAAATTTTACGGAGCAATCGGCTATTCCGTAACAGAGGAAATTCGACCTGGTGTCTGGGGAGAGAAGATTACAGTTCGTGACTACTACGGAGACGTTATTCGGAATACTCGACAGTATCAGAGTTCGGATAACCTCAACGACAATCTCAATGTGTCGAATGAGTTCAGCATCGTAGCCGATCCGTTTGCTTATGCGAATTTTCATTCGATGAGATTTATCGAGTATATGGGAGCTAAATGGAAAATTTCAAATGTTGAAGTTCAGTATCCCCGTTTAATATTGACCGTTGGAGGTGTTTACAATGAGCAGACGACTGAAACTGCATAATGCTTTATGCGACATCCTCTCGTGTCCAAACAAAGGACCAGAGTGTCGTGCTTATTTTCAACCACCGTCATCGGTAAAAATGAAATACCCCGCCATCGTTTACGCTCTCGACGATATTGAGAATACGTTTGCGAATGACGGGGTTTATTTGTCTGCGAGAAAGTATTCGGTAACAGTTATTGACAGCGATCCGGATAGTTCTCTCGTTGGCAAGGTGGCATCTATGCCGACAAGCCGATTCAATCGGCATTACACGAAAGACAACTTAAATCACGATGTCTTTGAAATATTCTTTTAAGGAGGACAAATTCTATGAAAAAGAAACTCGTTTGGGACAAGACTGGCGAGCGCCTGTATGAGACCGGTGTCAGTCAGGGCGTCCTTTACCCGATTCAGACCGGCGGCGTATATAACTCTGGTACCGCATGGAACGGTCTTAGTACCGTAACAGAAAGCCCGTCTGGAGCAGAACCTACTGCAATTTATGCAGACAATATCAAGTATCTGAACCTTATGTCCGCAGAGGAATTTGGCGGCACAATCGAAGCTTATATGGCACCGGATGAGTTCGCAGAGTGCGACGGTTCCAAAGAGATTGCTCCTGGAGTGTTTGCGGGACAGCAGAACCGTAAGATGTTCGGCTTATCTTACAAGACGCTTCTCGGTAACGATGTTGATTCCAATGATTACGGCTATAAGCTTCATCTCGTTTATGGTTGCTTGGCTTCTCCTTCCGAGAAGGGTTATTCAACTGTAAATGACAGTCCGGAAGCTATTACCTTATCCTGGGAGTTCAGCACCACACCAGTCGAGATTGCAACCTTAATCGATGGAAAGAAGTTGAAGCCCACTTCCATTCTCACCTTCGATTCTACCAAGGTCGATGCTAAGAAACTGGCTGCTCTTGAAGAGATCCTGTATGGTAAAGATCCTTCTTCCGCCGAAGCAGATGATGGTGTTGAACCGAGACTTCCGCTTCCGGACGAAGTAATTAAGATTATGACCGCAGAAGGCTAATCAGAAATAATACACACCACAGATGGAGTCGTATTCAGGAAAGCTGGCGACTCCTTTTTATTCGAAAGGAGAACAAAACTATGTATGCAGTAACAAAGACTTATAAAGATTTTAACGGTGTTGAGCGCACCGAAACAAAGCTCTTCAACCTTACCGAAACAGAGGTTATGGAGATGGAACTGGGCACAGCTGGTGGAGTTGCTGAGATGCTTCAGCGCATCGTAGATGCAAAAGATCAGCCGACCATTATCAAGTTCTTTAAGGAATTTATCTTAAAGGCATACGGAGAGAAGAGTGCTGACGGTACATATTTCGAGAAGTCTGAAGAGATTTCCAGAAAGTTTGCTTGCACTCAGTTCTACAATCTTCTGTTTATGGAACTGGCTACAGATGACAGCAAAGCCGCTGAATTCGTAAACCATGTAATTCCGAAAGTTGTAGATATCAAGAAGCATTCGGAAAATCCGGAGATTGCTCCTGTGGTTGCCACCACGAACTAAAGAGGTGAGATCGAATGCTTGAACTTACGATACCAAGAACCGATCTGTGGGATGAGCGGAATCAGCGATTTATCCATGTAAAGGAACAGAAGTTGCGTTTGGAGCATTCGCTAGTTTCACTTTCAAAATGGGAAAGTAAATGGTGCAAAGTCTTCTTATCTAAAGAGCAGAAGACAATTGAAGAAACCATTGATTATATACGCTGTATGACACTCACACAGAATGTTGACCCGCTGGTCTATCAATGCATTACCAATTTGCACATTGATGCGGTAAACGCCTATATTGAAGCGCCAATGACGGCTTCGACTGTTAAGGAAGAAAAAGGCGGTCCAATAAATAGGCAGCAGATAACCAGTGAACTTATTTATTACTGGATGACGGCGTATCACATTCCGTTTGAGTGTCAGAAATGGCATTTGAATCGTTTGTTAATGCTTATCCGGATTTGTAATGCAGAAAACAAGCCCCCGAAGAAGCGGAGCAAACGAGATTTATACAGACATTATGCGGAAGTAAACGCCGCAAACAGAAAGAAATTTAATTCGAAAGGATAGTGATAAAAATGGCGAAATCGAGACAGGCCGTCGTTAATCTTGTCGAATCCTGGGATGGAAAGAAAGAATCGAACGGCTCACACAAAAGCATTATCGATTTGTATAACGAATTCTTTGAGAAAATCTGCGCTGGCAAATTTCCTCGTGGCATTCGGATGCGTTATGACTGGGCTTGGTGTGCGTGCACCTGGTCTGCGTTAGCGGCAGCTCTCCGATATGAGAGCATCATGCCTATGGAAATTTCCTGCTATTACCTCATCGAAGCAGCAAAGAAAATGGGATGTTGGCAGGAGAACGATGCTTATGTTCCGAGTCCTGGAGATGCGATTTTGTATGACTGGCAAGATAACGGAATCAGCGACAACATAGGCAATCCAGATCATGTCGGTACCGTAATCGAGGTACATAAGGAATCCGGTTACATGGTTATTGAAGAGGGCAACTACAGTAATGCGGTCAAGAAGAGAACCCTGTCTATTAACGGAAAATTTATCCGTGGCTTCATCACACCAAAGTACGATGACAATACAGTTGCCGCTCCTGGATTAAGCAAGGGCAAAGATATCAAAACTGTTGCTCATGAGGTGATTGTTGGACTGTGGGGAAGCGGTGAGAACCGTAAGAAACTGCTTACTGAGTATGGATACAGCTACTCAGAAGTTCAGAGCATGGTAAATCAGATTCTGAATGGATCGGCGGTAACCCCGTCAAATACCAAGCAGGATCAGAACCAGTCCATTTCAAAGAAAGTGGTGGCTACCTGTTCTGCTAAACAGTTTAGCAAAGCCTATGCCGGCGAATACAAAACAACGGCGGTTCTTTATTGCCGTA